GGTATGCGCACAATTTATTGCGCGCATTGTATCTGTTGAATAGGACTCGAACTCAGCAAGAAGCTGAGCTCGACTTGAAGGAACGCAGGCTGGATCTCGCCTATACTCATCTAGAGAAGCAGGAAGTGAAAAAACATGGTGTTCACTACCGTATTACTCCGAAGATGCATAGGATCCAACGAGATATCCAGGCAGTTCGTGACCAGCGTAAGAGCTGTCACGTGAGGCCGGATACTGCGTCCGATCGCAAGGCGCTGTTAGCATTGGCTACAGCGTTTGGCGATGGACTATCAAGTCGTGTTGATGACGAGAAGCTGATATCTTTCAGCGGATCGTCGGTGGAAAAGGGATGGTTCTGCAGTGCTATGCAGGTTTCAATCGGTCTAATTGAAATACTTTCCGATCATGTTGAGGACTTTCTCAAGATCCATGATGAAGTAACCATTGTGTCTGCATTCAAGCAGTTGATGTCGATGAAGTCGTATGATGAATACATTTCGTTAGTTAAGTACTCAACCACTTGGATGCACGCCCGCAGTCTAAAGCAAGATGTCTTGCCGACTGCGCCATTGTGTGCTCAGGGTGTTTCCCCCCTGCTCTTCCGAGGTAGTATCAAGCGATTTCTCATGAGTCGTATTGTTAGTGGTATGACGAAGGTCAACCAACACCTCTTCTGGTCCATAGCGAATGTGAAACGCTGTGCGACCATTGTTCCTGATTCGTTTGTCGCGGCTTCACTAGTAAAGCATCGATATGCGATGAACAAAAGTGCTGATCCGAGTTCTCCCGAATTCCTTGAATCTTTCTTCCAAAAGGCGAAGCAGATTGTAGACTCAATGGTCTTCAAGGATCTAGATGTGACTCGTGAGTATTCCCCCAATGCATGTTATGAGTGGACGAAGTCGCACGGTGGTTCAAAAGATTATCTTATTGATAGTCATTCCACCCCTGCTGACCCCCTGCCTAGTTATGTCAAAGATCGTGCCGATCTGAAGAACTATCGCGCGTCTCATGCCTGCATTATCGAACGTGGTTCGTGGTGGTCTAGTCCTGACTTGTTGAATATGTCGTTTTGTCCTTATTACGGCGTAACCGAGTCTCGTGGCTATCCTACCCTTCACTATCGTGATCTCCTACGTGGTCCACTATTGATGACTAGTCCTTCGGACAGCTCTATAGTAGGCCTAGTGAGAGAGGAGATAGCTACTCTAGATTGTGAGCCTCCAATCCATATTACCTATGATTCGGATAGTTTTCCTTCTCTTGATACACATCGAGATGGTTCAGACTATCCTAGATATCCTGAAAATATGTTGAAGGCCGCAGTTTATAGTATATGTGAACCACTTAAGATTCGGAATATTACAGCTGGCAACTCAATCCCCTATTCTCTTGCATCTAATATGCAGAAGAGTATGCATCGTTCATTATCTAAGTTTCGTCAGTTCGCTCTCATTGGCGAGTCCTTGACTGAAGCTCATATTGAACCGATACTTAAGTCTGGTAATCCAGGTGACCTCATAGCTAGTGGAGATTTTTCTGCTGCTACAGACAACGTGAAGATTCAACTCACGAAGATCTGCCTCGAGGTCATGCTGTACAAGATAATGCACACACCTAACATCCGTTTCAGTGCAAAGGATGCCGATGGTGTGTCTCATCGAATAACCAGCTTTCATACTTTAGATGAACAGGATCGTGTCGATTGGTGTAATGTAATGCGTTCTGTGTTATATGAACATCGTATCGTATACGATAAGCGGCGTGATGATGAGGTCTATGATCTAGATCATCATGTTGCGGATTTTGAGAGTTCCCCTGCTGTCGATCAGCGCAACGGTCAGCTGATGGGTTCTTGCCTATCGTTCCCTATTCTCTGTATGATTAACTTGATCACTTATTGGATCAGTGTTTGTCCTCATATAGATAACTTTCGGAACCTCGATGTGTTAGTGAATGGTGATGATATTATGTTTAAGTGTAGTCGAGATCAGTATGCCAACTGGTTGAAGACGCTACCTGAAGCTGGTCTCACCCCTAGCCCTGGCAAGAACTTTCTCCATAAGAAATATGGTACGCTAAATAGCGCGCTCTTCTTCTTGGATGAACATGGCCACTGTACGTATGTCCCTTTCTTCAATGTTGGAATGTTGCTCGGGCAGAGCAAAGTTGCCAGCAAGAAGGAGGGTCGTGATAAACCCGTACAGTTCCTACATCAAGCGGCCCTCCATGGTGCACTTAATCCACGTAGAGCGAATCAGCGCTTTTTACTCTACAATCAGGATTTGCTATCAAGTCAATGTAAGATGCCTTGCGGTATCACCTTGAACTATTTCCTACCACGCTCTATGGGTGGTCTGGGCATGAAGCTTCCACTTGGTGTGGACTTTTGCCTTGGGAAGTCAAAGGATGCGAGTCACATACGAGTGACACGTTTACAGCTACAGATAGCACATGCTTTACGTGCAGCATGGTATCAGGAACAACTCACAAAACCCCCTGTAGTCCCTCTAGGTACTGCCACTCTTACTGAAGCTGGCAAAGCACACAATTTGGAATTTTCGAAAAGTGTTGCTAGTATTGAACAGAGGTGTACTATGACTAGGCATCGTGTCGTTTACAAGGCACGTCTAGCATCTTGCCCAATGCTCCCTGATCAGCGACCACTCAAGTCTGATCATAGTAACCCTAATTGGAAATTAGATCCACTCGTCTACTTCATTAATCCACTCTTTCAAAAAGGGGGTGGTGCTCCAGAGAAAACCATGGAGTTTGTATTCGATTTTAAGATCGCCAAGAGGGTTGCCGCAGAGTTTCGTAAAAAGCATAATATCACTGATTGTGACAATAATCCTGAGCTATCACTTTTGAACCCTCACTTGTATGAGGAAATTGTTCTTGGTGAAGCCTGTGTGGACAATCGGCTTGTTTACGATTTACGCTTCGTTGAGAAGAAGCGTGCTCTGCATGAGCGTGAGATGAATAGGTTTTGGGAGGAATTTACCGAAGAGCTTAACCAAGGCACAGGATGGTCGAGCGTGAATGAAGAAGATCTTTGGAACTAGTAGTGTCTACTAGCTCTTGAACATAATTCATATCTCTAGCGGTTAGGCGTGTTAATACGTTAGCCGATAAGTTAGTCACGTACAATTAACGTGTCCACATAACAAACCTGTCCAGGTATGGATCAATAGGTACTTTCCTAACTTCGTTTCTGTATATCTATCTTGTCAAGCTGTTTACAGAGTTGACCTGGTATATATATAGGGAAGAATTTAGTTATTGTACCTACCACCTGGGAATGGCCTATTATCGCCCCTCTTAACAATGGGTGTATGGTGTCGGTTGTGTTGTATAGGGTCTTTCCATCGTAGTTACCAAAACGCTTTAAGGCGCGTACTAAGCATAAGTAACAATTTCTTGACCTACAGTTCCTAGATATCTCTTTACTTTTTGTGAGAGACTTTAGAACAGCTCTTAATAGGAGTGTAGCCAAACTTGGAATATGTTGAATTGTGCGGAATGTCTACAGACTACAAAGGTATTTCCAACAGGAGTGTGAACGTCGTATTCAATCAGGGCTTGCCCGCGATTGCGATTAGTACAGTATTTGTTGAAAAGATGGAAGGAGCATAGTCGCCCGTCAAGCTTCTTAATCTTGGCACTAGAGAGGGGACCCCATGAATTCTCAAGGGCAAGGTAAGCGCCATGCTTCCAAGAGGTCTAACTCTTCAAATAGACAACCGAATGTGCAGGTTAAAGCGCAAAAGATAGGTACCAAGTCGCGTCCCAGACGTCGAGTTGTTACCCGCTCCGAACAGGGAGCAATGGCACGTACATCAGCCCCAGCTATCATAGGGTATTCGAATGTATCACGTGCCCCCCAGGTCCAGACTTCCGGTCGCACTACTCGCATCGCTCATCGTGAGCTTGTTGTAGCAAGTGTGGCTGGCTCGAATACTTGGCAGAATCAAGTAACTCTATTCTTTCAACCTGGTTTGTCAGTTGGCTTTCCGTGGTTGTCGACTCAAGCGCAATCTTGGGAGCAGTACCGGTTTCATAAACTTGAGTACACTTTTGTTCCGATTGCTTCGACAGCCACTAATGGCAATGTCCTACTCGCTCCTGAGTATGATGTTACAGACACTACTCCGCTTTCTGAAGTTTCAATGTCAGAGATGGAAGGGTCTGTAGAGACACCATGTTGGGTTACGACAACTATCCGTATTGACTGTGCCGCCATGTTCGCACAGGGTTCTCGAAAGTTTGTCCGTTCAATAGGTATTGCTGGTGACCAACGCCTGTATGATGGTGGGAAGCTATATGTTTCTACTGTTAATGAGGCTAATACTAACCCTATTGGTAAGATCTATGTTACATACGATGTGGAGTTCTTTAAGCCACAACGTCAGCTAACTGTGACATCACAGCCAACTCAGACTGCCTATGGATACCTCAGTGGCCCGCAGACCTTTACTACGGCTACTCCAGCTCCACTTGCCTATGATATGGAAGCTGACCCTCTGGGTATAGGTGCTTGTGCTAGTGGCATCTGGACTCCTTCTGCTGGTTTCTACTTTATGACTTGGTGCTTTGCCTATTCTAATTCAGCTACGACTAACACTTATGTTGCTGTTAATGTGCTCAGGAATAGTGCAATCATCCTCGGGACACCTCAGGTTACTGACTTCTCTGCTGCTACTGGAGGCGATGATGTCAGTATTAACGGTACCGCGATGATCTATTGCGGTGGTTCAGATACCATTCAACTCAGCGTGACTATCACAGCTGGTTCAGGTACTCTTACTGTCCCCGTGTCAACAGGGCTCGTCACCTTCACTCTAGCCTAGCTCCACCCCTCCCTGTTCATCCCCCTTTTTTTTTACCTATCTTCTAACCTCACTTCCATCTGTCCTCTATTACCTCTAATTATAACTCATTTAAATATCTAATGATTAACTATCTATACTACTTTACTAATCCTCTATACTATCTAATGGACGATACTATATCTTCTAACATCATGAGATCTATTCTACGCGCACCAGAGAAAAGCGGGAATTTTGTCTCTCCACTGAATGTTATTTTGATTAATACTATTGTTTGGGGTAGGGTAAGGGTGTATTAGCTGTACTTAGGTCAGACCAAATAGGATGGCGCAGCATTTCTTTTGCGACGGTTCGACTATTTGGAAACTGATCAGTTCAGTGTATTATGGGTTTAGATATTAATGCTGTTACGTATTGGTAGTAACAACAGATTAGTCCTCTACGATCGAGTAGGGGAGCAGTGCACAATGCACTGCTTTAAGTTGATTCTGCATGTTGACCAAACACACAACGTCTCTGCCATAGGCACACCATTCGGTGAAGACGTGATTTTGTGAAGTGTTTTCTCACTGCTAAGTCC